GAGTGATGTGTACACCTTTAAAAGGAATTTCCTCTTCTTTGTCTACTACGTCCCTCATGTTTTCTTTAGAATACTCTGATGTAGTTGCTCCAGTGAGGTGCTGGAGGTCTTTAGGTACCATGATGCCACTTGGGTGCATCTCGTATTCACCAATTAGCGTAGGTGCTGTTTGTAACCTATGCCAAGGTATGTCGCTTAGTGTGTTTCTTCTAAAAACTGGGTGAAGGTCGTTTGCCCATGCATCTTCAGCATGTATTCTTTGGGAGTCACGAAGATGCGCTAAAAACAGGTCAGGATGCTCTGCCGCAAAACTTGTTCTTACACGTTGTGCTCTCTGTGCGCTCTCATTAGAAAACTGACCTGAGTCGCTTAAACAGTTTTCTCTACATCCAGGTGTAGAGCAACCACCACAAGTATCAACAACCCCAGATGTAGAAGCAGGAGAAAGCGCTAAGGTTGCTTGAAGGGCACGCCTAGCCATTGGGTTTGGCGATGTTTCATTCTTTCTTGTCTTAGCATTGGCTGTTTGACGAGTCAACAATTCTAATTTTGGGCTACTACCCATAGATTCAGCAAACTTACGAAACTGCGCTCCAGCCCTAGAAGGAGGGATGCTGGCTAGGTCAGCCTCTGAAACTTGATTAAGAATAGGAAAAAGTGGTTTAGCCATGGCTTATGACTGACTGTACCGAATCTGACGGTGGTAAGCACCTTCACGATTCTCACGATTCTCACTCTTATATGCTCGTTTACCTGCGCCTCGGTATTCCTTGTCCACTTGGTCAGGGTTGTCGTCTACGGCTGTAGAGCCTTCTTTAAAGGTTTGTGGTTTAAAGTTGTCCATAGGGTCAACGTGTGCTTCCCCGTTACCAATCATCTCTCGCTCTGCGTTTACAACGGCTTGGCTTCCACGGCGTTGAGGAATGTAGTTTGATTCGTATGAAATAGTAGGCAGACGTGGCTTAGCACCCGCAACAGCACGAGCAAAGTGTTGTCTACGAGATGCCGAAAATGGAACAATTGACCCGACACCAGCGTAAGCAGGGGATATGGGAAGACCAGAAATGGTAGATGTAATGGAAGGGACTGTAGACCCAACCAGCGTTATATTTTCTTGTGCTTCCGAATCCGCTGTCGTTGGGGCGGCAGAAGGAGCGCCCTCGTCAGACATGGCTTAGTCAAATACTACTGTTGGGTTAGGACGGTTCATGTGTCCACCCGTGTTGTACTCATACTCAAATGTTGGCATTCCATCGCCAGCCATTGCGCCCTGAACGAAGTCAGAAAGAACTGTAGGAGCCTCAATCCAAGAAGCAGAACCTACGTGAGCACGCTCACGCATGGTGTCTTCTGGGTGCTTGTAGAACATCTCAGGGTTGTTATGGTTCTGGCGCATCGGTGATGGAGCGGTGTCCATATATGCTCCTTGAGCAAAGTCTGCTGGAACATCAGTATCAGTGGCAACGCCCTCTTCAAAACGAAGAGGACCTTTGTTCATTGGAATTGAAGGCGCAAAAGTGCGTTCAAATACTGGGCTGTGCTTCTCAGGAAACATGGGTGCGGGTGCTACGTTCACAAAATCCTCCAAGTAGGGAGTGGTTACTTACTATCAACTTTACACTAAAACTAGGGCTTCTACCTGAAAAACGGATTATCAGCCACCATAATCTGAGGCATGGTGTCTTGAATGGTCATAAAACAAGCAATTGCCAATGAGTCAGGGTAGTCATCAAATGCGCCTTTTTCATCAGGAGCCGCCGCCAACATGTATGGACCTTTGTATACCTTTTCAAGGTCACCCATTTGTTGGTTAAATCTTTTCCAAACACGATTACGGCGAGCCTTACTGTGACCTGGAATAATCAACTGTTCACGTTGTATAAGTTCAGTTAGGTGAACCCAACGTTCATGTTGTGCTTTTGAATCAGACGAAATAGATAATACTTCTATTTCAGGCAAAAGGACTTGCAAGCGTTCGGCTACAGCGCCACCAACACCCTGAGCGTCCACGCCAATACGCATACAGTCATAGTTACGAATAAAGTCAATAATTTGAAAGTATTGGGATTCCCATTCTTCATTATTGATTTCAAGCCAGTTAAGGATGCGGTGCTCATAAAACCCGAATGGGTCTGGATGGTCCCAGTCAACCCAAACAGCAGTTACTACCGTAGAGTCATTAGAGCGAGCAACGTCAATCCCAACAACAATAGGGGTGCGCCACCACTGTTTAACCAGACCCATAGACGGGTCGTACAATCGTTCCATGCGTTCTTCGGTAACGAACATACCCTTTTCAAGAACCCATTTATTACAATAAGACATTTGGAATTCATCAGAATCTTCTCCAATTCTAAGTTTTTCTTTAGCAATGAACTTAGCGTAGTTAGTGTTGTACTTAGCGGCTGTACGCCAATCGTACTCAAAATGACACGCACGCTTGTTTCTGCCATTGACCATTCGTCTTTTATTGAATTGAATGGCTTTGTAGAAATAACATTTATTTCTAGTAGCCGTACCAGTCAGACAGATTGAGCCGTTATTGAACGCCAGCATGGGTTTAATTGATTTGGTAATCATAAACTCGTCTGCTTCTTGGGCTTCGTCAATAAGGACAAAGTGATAAGTTTTAGATTCAATTTTTGCCTTGGGGTTACAAGTCTGCATACGGCAAAGAGACCCAGAGTGCTTCAACGTGATAATACGACCTTTACCACGAGTACCACCTGATGTGGCTTTGTCGTCAATCTCAGGGTCAAGCAGGAATTCAAGAGCATGGTCACTTGTTAGTTTTGAAACAATACGACCAAATACTGTGTCAGCCTGGTCCTCAGTTGGTGCAAACACACCAATCCAAAATCCTTTATCAAACTTATCTAGCCAAGTAGGGTAGACCTTTGCCAATTTGGGAAGAATGACCATCATGGCAGCACACACATTAGAAAGAACTTCTGATTTACCAGACTGACGAGTAGCCACCACCGTCATTTCTTCACCGTCACCTAGGACAATGGATTCAATGATTCGGTAGGCAATCGGGATTTGGTATGGAAATAACTCCACATCACAAAACTCTTCGGTAAATATAATAAGGCGTTTGACAAGGTTGTCTAAGAATTCAGCAGACGTTTCGTCTAATTCTTCTACGATTTCTTCGTCAACAAGTTCGCCTAGGTGTTCGTCTGTTATCACGTACTAATCATACTAAAAGAAAGAGGCAGGCACCCAAGTGAGAAGGTGAAGGGCACTTGGATACCTGCCATGCCAAGTTTGGTGGAAAGGAGGAAACACCAAACTGACAAACCTATTTTGCACCTTCACGGTGCAGAAGTTCAGCCCACATCAAAGATAGGGCTTCAATGTGCTCATCAATGACCGTAGATGGCCCATTGCGAAATCTCCATTCATCATATGCCCTATGAAAGTTCATCAAGGATGTATCCATCCACATAACTATCTCATCTTTAGACATCTTTTGAATTCTGGCAGGAATTACCTTTTCCTGTTTCTTTTCTTTATTCCAAAAAAGCATCAGTATCTCCTTTGAGTTTTTTAGACTGTTCCCTGATTTCTATAGGGGTAAGGTCCATAAACCGACCTTGTACTGCCGATAGCATACCTTCGGTTTCATCGTAGTTCTGTTTATGACAGATACCTACTTGAAATGTTTTGAATCCCCAACGTACTTGTAGACCTTTTCCTGAACGCCACGGGTAGGAAGTTTCATGCATGAAACCTTTGGCAACCATAGGAGAAGCCTTAGAAGTGGTTTCTTTTGCAATCCAATACACAGGTCCAACTACTTGCAAAACGTTGAGTGTGTTGCGAAATAAGAAATAAGTAAAGAGCACAAATGGAATAAAAAAATAAAAACTTACTGCAAACCCAATTGCAGAAAGCCATACTCCAACTAAAGGCCAGTAACCTATCCCTTTAGATATTGAATACCGATTCATCTCGGTTAAGGTTTTTGTAAGACGATTTGTCATTAAATGGTGCATTTTCGTTAATAAATCTACCTTTTGAAGTGCTTCTAGCAAAGTCTTGATAAACGTTGAAGGGTACGTTGTAATACGCATAAACGTCACCACGTTTTTGAAACTTAACATACACTGTACCTGGACCAGGCACCAATCTGTTAAGACCTTTAGGATTATTAGGAACAAACAAGTGTTTTACAACACGGGTACTGAACTTAGGACCGAAGCCGTAGTTTGAGCCATCTCGTTTGTCTTCAAGAGGGAATACGTCTTCTGGTGAAGTAAGTTGTTTGTACTCTTGGTCAGCGTATACACGACCTTCTTCAAAGTCTTTGTACTCTTGACCAGTTAGCCAGTTAGGTTCTTGGGGTTCGTTGTTTTCTATGTCTTCCCAGTTACGACGAATTCGTCCAAGACCTGGACCGCCTATACCTCTTTTTTTTGGTGCCATACGATTATTCTAACGTACTATTAAGCGCCAGGTTTTGGAAGTGCACGCCATGCGGCTTCAAACTTCTCTGCGTCTTTAGCCATCTCAGGAGAAAGTTCTAGGTGCAACCACTTGCCTCCAAAAGAACCAGCGTTATCATCTTTGGTGAACAATTTTACCCCTGCCTCGTTCTCACCACGACTACACCTGAAGCCTCTTCCATAGCCAGGCTTGCCATCTTTCGCATCTTTGTCAAAGGCGTAGTCATGGATTTCTTCAATGCCTAGTTCTTTGGTGTACTTGATAAACCAATCCCACATAGCCACGCCAACCTTACGGTCCGTATAGCCGATGTCTACAGCAGCACCAGTAGCGTGAACCGATAGGTACTTTTCCATACCAGGGTCGCCAATCTTCTTACCTTCAGTGTGAGAATTCCTCATCAATCGGGCCTGATAAATCCCCATATTGGTGGTTTTCCAACGGCGATGACACAAATCAGCGAGTTTTACCGTTCCAGGCTGTGGTTTTTTTCCGTCAAAACTTGGATAATAACTGTACTTACGAGGCATAAATGCTCCTTGAAACTAGGTGTGTATCTATTTTAGCCTATGTCGGTGCGTAGCCAAAATACATTTGTTAAGTTTGTATCATCAGATGCCACCACTATTTGGTCGCCAACATCAGGAACACTCCATGCACCTGTATGTGCCTTGCGTCCAATATAAGAAATGCTTACTTCTGAGCCAGCGCCTAAAAGAGAAGGTATTTTTACACGAATCTCACCCGTAGTGCTATCTGAATAGGTAACAAGCGCCCTGTGAATTGGATGATGCATAAAACTAGTTTACTTCATACCAACCCTTGCCCCATAAGGACAAGAGGCGATTGAAGTATTTCTCGTACATAAGACCAACAGCGTCTAAGCCATAACGGTCTTTTGAGTATTTACTAATAAATGAACGGTCAAGAGTTTTAGCGTTTTCAGCCGCATCCATAAACTCTTGTAATGTATGGCAACGAAACCCTGTAATACCATCAATAACCGTTTCGGTAAATGCACCCCAGTCAGTTGAGATAACAGGTGTTCCACAGGCCATGGCTTCAACAGCAACTGTGCCAAAGGGTTCTACATAGATTGTGGGGGCAAATACGGCTATTGCCCCACCCATCAACTTGGCTCTTTCTTCTGTGCCAACTACACCCACGTATTCACCATACTCTGGTGGTACACCCTGTCCAGCGACCACCAGACGCTTTCCTAGCGCTTTACAAACATCTACGGCTATCTGATAGCCCTTGCGCTCAATAAGCCGTCCTATGTACAAGTAGTAGTCATCTGGCGTTTCTTGGAATGGAAAATCATCCACATCAATGTATGACGGGATAACTGTGTCATAGAACTTGCCGTCAAGGGCATGGGGGTCTGTAACTTTTGACCCGTAGCAAGAGTGCATCCACGCATAGGATTCAAAGACCTTGAATGGCGCAAATGACCCACCGTACCCAATGCCAAACTCTACGCTCAACTCGTTAGGGAATGCATCAGCGATGGGCTTAGAAGCGAACCCTGAAATAAGACAGATAAAGTCTTTATGTTCTAATCTTTGTTTAATGTCTTTAATAACATTGTTGTTGAAGCCAACCCAATGTGGAAGATTCCAATCAAAAGAAGCCGCTGAGTAGTGGTTATTACCTACAGCCCGTAAACGGTCTTCTTCGGTAATACACATAATGTGCTCGTCACAAGGGGCTTCGTTGAACTCCCCACCGTATAGAAAGACCGTGTGCCCAAGGTCTTTCATCATAATGCAGAACTTACGGACTTTCTCCGTATAAGCGCAGGCTGTAAAGTCTTCGGTGGTATTGGTGTGGGGTAGTGAAACTACATGAAAACGCATAGTAATCCTTTTAGATTGTTATTGGGAGACAGAGTCTAACAGTTCTTTTTTCTTAGTAAATAGTTGAGTTCGTGATTGCATAAAGTAAGTTGCGTCTGAGTTATTAGGTAAAGCATTTTTCATATGTGCTAAGTTTTCAATTTCTTTATTTAATTTTACTTGCTCAATGTCAACTATTTCATTTAGGTTACAAGAATCTGGATACAAAAATAGAAGGGCAGATAAACAGGAATATGCCATGTTCTTTTTGATGAACATGTCTGCTTCTTCTGATAATGGTTGAACATTCTCTGGTCGTACACGAGCAGTCGGATTACCTTTTAGGTACTCAAAGATTTGCATATCGGGTTGGTTTGCCACCAATGTTTCTGTAATTCCTAGTTTTTGAATAAAATCAAATGCTTTTACTGCAACAGATTCGGTATTATCAAATGGTTCTTGTGAGACTTGTGACCATTCCAAAATCAACTTCAATGCTTCACCCAGACTGTATGTAGCAAAAGGAGTAGTTGAGTTGTTCATCAACTCTGTCTTGTTGTTTTTGTTTTCTCGTTCAATATAAACAAGATGACCTACACCGTTAATAGACAATAGTGGTTCATACACAAGTAACGCATCAGCAACATCTGGTACAACAATTGTTGAGTCGCCAATGGGGTCTGTAAATAGTTCAACCCCGTATAATCCAGCATCACATCTCCATTGATTTTCAAACGATGGAACAGGGGCAGAATTCATAAATATAAATCCACCATTGTCTACGCTGTCTACACCGTGTTTGTAGTATTCATAGATGCGTTCAAAGATTTGAAGGCTAACTATTTCCGTTACAACACCATCTGTAGCAATAAGGTTGTGCTTACTTATGTGTGTAAAGTATTCGGGAAAAGCCACAAGAACTTGTCCATTAGGCATCTCAAATAATGCACAATCCTCAAACGGTACATTGTTGTTAACTTCTTGGTAGTACAAATCAATTGTTGATGTTGCGTTTAGTTTTTGCAACATAAAAAACATATTGTATTTGTTTACAACGTCAAGGCTAAAGGGTTCAATGTTCATAATCACGGTC